GAAATCAGCCCGGCGGCAGAGGAGACGATCCTGACTCCCTCGCAGGATACCCCGGCTACGGAGACGAATAAACCCGTTGAAAACGGGGCTCCCCCCTCTGAGCCGGCCCCCGAGCCGTTTGACCCCACCAAGCTTGTCCTCCCTGAAGGTATTAAGGCTGAAGGCGAGGTATTTGATAAGTTTGTCAGCCATATCAAAGAGACCGGCTTGACAACCGCCCAAGCATCTGCTTTAATCGGTATGCATGCGGAGCAGGTTAAATCCCTCGTCTCCGCATTTCAGGCCCAGCAGGCAGACGCTTGGAAAAACGTCAACGAAGCCTGGGTTAAAGAAATCCGCGCCGACCCTGAAATCGGCGGGGATAAATTGGAGAAGGAAGTCGTGCCGGCAATTTCCTCACTTATCAACGAGTTCGGCGGGCCAGAGGTGCGAACTGCTCTCAACCTGACCGGGGCCGGCAATAATCCCGCGCTGACGAGGTTCCTGTTCAAAGTGGCAAGCGCCCTTTCGGAAGGACGACATGTTCAGGGCAACCCTCCCGCTGCGCCGCCCAAAACCGCTGCGCAGATTCTCTACCCCAATCATACAGGATAACCTCCCATGCCCGTCATCGGTGCAACCACATTGACGCTGGCCGACTGGGCCAAGCGGACTGATGACAGCGGTAAAACCGCTGTTATTGTCGAACTGCTTTCGCAGTCGAACCCTATCCTTGAAGACATGCTTTTCATGGAAGGCAACCTTCCGACCGGCCATAAAACGACCGTTCGCACTGGCATCCCGCAGGCAACGTGGCGTATGCTCAACTACGGCGTAGCTAACGCCAAGTCCACCACTGCTCAGATTGTTGACACCTGCGGCAATCTGGAAATCTACTCCGTGGTTGATAAGGATCTTGCGAAGCTCAACGGCAACACCGCTGAGTTCCGCCTGTCTGAGTCGCGCGCGTTCATTCAAGGCATGTCGCAGCAGGTCGCCTCGACGATCTTCTACGGCAACACGAATGTCAACCCCGAGCGGTTTACTGGCTTTGCCCCGCGCTACAACACGGTTTCGACTGCAGTGGCGCAGTCAGCAAACAACGTCATCGACGCGGGAGGCACGGGCTCTACGAATACTTCTATCTGGATTATTTCGTGGGGCGCCGAGACCTGCCACGGCATCTTCCCGAAAGGAAGCATCGCCGGTCTGCAGCATACCGACATGGGCGAGTGGCCCGTGCAGGACGCCAACGGCAACACTTACCAAGCTTACCGTGACCACTACAAGTGGGAGATCGGTTTGACTGTCCGCGACTGGCGCTTTTGTGTCCGTATCGCGAACATCGACGTGACGCTCCTTTCTAGCGGTAACGCGCCAAACCTGACCAACCTGCTCATCCGCGCCATGTATCGGATGCCGACTACTGGCCGGGCTCAGACCCCAATCCAGTCGTCGGACGCGCCGAGCGTGCGTGACATGATGGGCCGCACGGTCATTTACTGTAACCGCACTATTTCCACCTATCTCGATATTCAGGCGGTCGATAAGGCCAATGTGCTCCTGAAAATTGAGCAGTGGGATGGCATGCCTGTCACCACGTTCAGGGGCATTCCGATCCGTCCCTGCGACGCAATCCTCAACACCGAATCTCGGGTGGTGTAATATGATCCTCGATAAACTCCTTGAATTCGATCCGCTGCCTACAGCGATCACCACCACGCGGGACTCGACCAACGTTCTCGACCTCGCGAACTTTCGCGACCTCGGTCCAGGCTATCCGCTGTGGGTTACGGTTGCAACCGGGCCGACTGCACTTTCCGGCGGCACCTCGATCGACATTGCACTCTGTGCGAGTGTTGATAACTCCACCTACTACACGGTGGCGGAGTCCGGTGCCCTTGTGACTGCGCAGTTGACGGCAAGCCGAATGATTTGGCGCTGCCCGATTGGTCACCGGCCCCCTCAGCTTTTTGGCACCCTCCCGCGTTACTACAAACTTGTCTACACCGTTGTCGGAACCTATTCTGCTGGCGGTGTCGGTGCGTGGGTCAATCTCGATGTTCAGATGGATAACGCTTATCCGCCTGGCGTCGCGATCACGAACTAAGGGAGGCGTATATGTCTACCTTTCGTTCCGCAGGAATGTCGAAGGCCGCCGAGGGATCCGCAGTTGTAACCGACTTCGGGTTCGAGCGGTGCTACTCGTATTCATCATCGGCCAACACCCCGGCTGCGGCTCCGACCGATGTTCTTGTTTTGCAAGGATCGGCTTCCAAGCTAATCCGTGTGCGCAAAATTATGGTCTCGGGGCTCGCGACTACGGCCGGGCAGTTGGTATGCAATCTGATCCGCCGAAGTGCCGCCAACACCGGGGGCACTTCAACTACGCCGGCGGGTGTCAGCTTGCATCCTGGTAATGGAACCGCAACTGGCGTTGTGCGGCTTTACACCGCCAACCCCAGTGCGCTTGGTAGCGCAGTTGGCACTCTGCTTTCTTTCCGAGTCAACATGGGCGTGGCGGCCGCAATTGGTCCGCAGGTTCAGTTTGATTTCAGGGGAACGCAGGGTATTGTCCTTCGGGGCACCTCAGACTATCTTGCATTCAACTTCGGCGGTGGCACTGTGCCGGCCGGCGGCGTTCTTGATTTCAACATCATTTGGTCGGAGGAATGAGTTATGACAGTGTATCGTCTCCTTGGGCAGCATTACATTAATGATTGCCTACTGGAGCCGGGGACGCTCGTCGGGGAGGGGACTGATTTTCCCCTCCCCGAATGGTATGAACCCACGGACCAGATGGAAGTTGTCTCCGCTCCAACTCCGGAAGCCAAGGCCGCGGCAGAAAAGAAAATTGAGGCTATCCGTCGGCGTTCTGCCGGCGCGGGAATTGACGCGCTCGGGAGCAAGAAATGAGTGTGCACGTCGCATGCGTGCGACTTCCGACTGCTGGCCCAGTCGAGGCTTTTGCTGGCATCCCAACGACCTTCGTTTGGAGTGAAACGATGTCAACTGCAGCCACGACAACCGCTGCCGCCCCGACAACCTACGGGGCGGCATTCGCGTTTGTGGTTACAACTTTAGGCGAGACCAACGGCATTAATCTTGCTTTTGGAATCGCCCCGGATGCATCCAACAACCCCCGCCATCGACAGGCCAACAATTTGACTATGGTTTATCTTGTCAACGGCGGGGATAAATTGGCCTGGACGGCGGTTTCATGACGAGCCCAGCTGATATCTGCAATCAAGCGCTCGCGCTTCTTGGAACTCGTTCGACGATCACTGATCTCAACGAGGACTCTAATGAGGCGCGAGCGTGCTTGCAGTTTTATGACTCGACGCGGCGACAGACAATTCGAAGCGCCCCGTGGGGAATTGCAAAAAAGTTTCAGACCCTTACCCTCTGGAAATCCGCGCCTGGAACTCCTGAGTTCGTCGGCACACCGACACCGTATTGGACCGATGCTTACCCTGCCCCGGGATGGAACTATTCGTATCTTTATCCCGACGACTGCTTATGGATGCGATTTATCATCCCGCAGATAGATGTTTCTGTTCTAGGCGTGCCACTGTTTTCCACAAATACCTCCTTCGCGCCGTCATTTGGCGCGCAGTCCTACGTCAAATACTCTATCGCAACTGATGCGGATAATGGCAATCAGATCAAAGTCATTCTAACCAACCAACGCCAAGCTATTGCCTGCTACAACCGGGATGTTGAGGATCCAAATCTTTGGGATCCTGGGTTTGAGGAAGCTATTGTTTCCGCCCTTGCCGCGCAACTCGCGATGCCTCTAACCGGGGACAAGCAGTTGATGCAGCTTAATTTTCAAATTGCGAACAAGCGGATTATGGATGCACGGGCCTCGGATAACAACGAGAGCCCGGTTGTCCATGAGATTATTCCTGACTTTATCTTGGCGCGGGGTGGCGGGTTCGCGGCGCAAGGGGTGTTCGGACAGGGCATCTCTTGGGGTCCACTTTGGAACGTGCCCGTATGAGTAATGTAGTCGTTCAAGCCTCATTCAGTTCCGGCGAGTTAGCGCCGCAGTTCCGTGGTCGGGTGGATCAAACCCGTTACCGCACCGGCGCGGCTGTTGTTCGGAACTTCTTTGTAGATTATCGAGGTGGCCTATCAAATAGGCCAGGCACTCGTTTTGTTGGGTTTGCTAAAGACTCTTCTTTTCCAGTCCGCCTGATTCCGTTTCAGTTTTCAACTGAGCAGAATTACATTCTTGAGTTCGGACACCTGTATCTTCGTGTGATCCGCGATGGCGGGTATGTGCTCGAAACCCCGCAAACTATCACTGCTATCACCGCTCCATTTGAGTTCACTGTCCCGAACCACAACTATACCAACGGCGATCAGGTCTTTCTTTCCGGGGCCGGCCTCGATCCGCTTCTTCGCAACAAAACCGGAATTGTTACCGTCACAAGTCCGAATACCTTTACTCTCGTTGATGTGAACGGCGATCCAATCAACACCACTGGATACAACCCGTATGTAACTGGGGGCACTGTCGCTCGCTACTACACGCTTGTCTCGCCTTATTCTGGCGATGACCTTTTGCTTCTTAAATACACTCAATCAGCTGATGTGATGACCCTAGTTCATCCAGATTACACCGTCCGTCAGCTTACTCGCACATCTCATACCAACTGGACCTTCACTGAAGTCCAGTTCGCTACGTCTGCTGCCCGGCCGACAGGGCTTACTTTGACCGCCTCAGACGTTACAAGTCCGACTTACGGTTACAGCTACCGAGTCACCTCAATCAACTCTGCTGGCGAAGAAAGCCTTCCTTCGGAACCTGCACAAACAAACTCGAAAGAAGGGTTCCCGATCACATTGACTTGGAATCCAGTTCCGGGCGCTGATTTTTATACAGTATATAAAGCGACCCCCGGCGCAAGCATCACAGGAAACGGAGTCGGTCGGGGTGGCACTGGTGGTGTGCCGCCGGGCGGGGCCTACGGTTTTATGGTGACGGTGCAAGCTAATTTTGCCAACGACACCAACATCACCCCTGATTTCTCCAAACAACCGCCGACTAATTACAATCCGTTTGCCCCTGGTCGGATTGAACGTGTGACAATCACCTCCGGCGGCTCTGGCTACACCAGTCCCCCGACTGTCACTATCACTGATCCGACAGGAAGCGGGTTTATGGCGCGGACTGTAATTGAGGCTGGCGCGGTTGTTGCGATTATCATCGACAACGCCGGGATTAATTACTCAAACCCGCTTGTTTCTTTCTCTGGTGGTGGCGGAAGTGGTGCGGCTGCCACTGCTACGTTTGGGCCGCTTACTGGCACATATCCTTCTGTCACTACTTATTTTCAGCAGCGCCAATACTACGCAGCGTCGCTTAATCAACCGGACACGCTGTGGGCTTCGCGTCCTGGCCAATACACCAATTTCGATTACGCCACGCCGATTACCTCCGGCGACAGCATTAGCTTTACTCTCGCCTCCCAGCAGGTCAACAACATTAAGGCCATGCTTGCAATGCCTGGGGGTTTGGTTATTTTCACGGGTGGCGGCGTTTGGCAGTTAAGTGGCGCTGGCGTCAATTCCCCCGTCACTCCAACTCAAGCTATCGCTAACCCGCAGTCCTACACCGGCTGCGCCGATGTTCAGCCGCTTGCCATTAATTTTAACATTCTTTATCTTCAGTCCAAAGGTTCCATTGTCCGCGAGTTGACATACAACTTCTTTGCGAATATTTACACCGGGACTGACATAACAGTATTTTCCAATCATCTCTTTTATGACCGCGGTGCCGTTGTGCCCGTCACTGACTGGGCTTATGCGCAAGAGCCGTTTAAGATTGTTTGGCATGTTCAAGAAAATGGGCGGCTTCTCTCCCTCACTTATATCAAAGATCAGGAGCTTCTTGGCTGGGCGCGACACGACACGCAGGGGGCATTTCGGTCCATTGCGACCACAGTCGAAAACAACCTCGATGCGGTTTACGTTGTGGTTGAGCGGTATTTGAACGGCCGGTATGTAAAGTGCATTGAGCGATTTGCCCAACGCGAGTTTCCGAATGGAAGTGAGGACGCTTGGTTTGTTGACTGCGGATTGGCTGCCGAACCCACGCCAGTTAACGCGAAGCTAACTCTCAGTGGGGTTTCCGGTTCTGTGCTTTGCACCACCGACGCACCTGTTACTGTTTCAGTTGATGACATTGTGCGCGCAGGTGGGGGTTATGGCGTTGTTACCGCAGTCAACTCCACTACTGAGTTCGTTGTCAACTTTCTTCAGCCGGTAAAGGATTTCTGGGCGGATGACCCCACACAACGTCCGTTTCCGCAAGCGGCGGGGACTTGGAGTATTTCTACTCCGTTTGACACTGTGGCCGGCCTTGAGCATCTTGAAGGTATGCAGGTCAAAGTTCTGGCAGATGGAAACGTTCTGCCTGATAAAACTGTCACCAATGGCAAGATTCAACTTGATTTCGCAGCAACAAAAGTTGTGGTTGGCTTGGGCTACAAAGCTCAGCTTCAAACTCTTCAACTCGATGTTGGCGATCCTTCAATCCAAGGCAAGCGAAAGAAAATCTCGGCCGCGACCGTGAAAGTGGTTGACTCTCGCGGGCTTCGGATCGGTAACACGTTTGAGACTTTGGTTGATTACAAGCAGGTTGGGCCGACGGTTTACGGATTACCCCAACCGCTTCTCACTACAAACATTCGAACTGTCCTCGACCCGTTATGGGCGCAGGAAGGTCAGGTTTGTATAGAGCAGTCTTACCCACTGCCGCTCACTGTTTTATCTCTCGCGCTTGAAGTAACTGTGGGAGACGCCTAATGGATTTGAAAGCGCTGGTAGATAATCTCCAAGAGTTCTCGCGAAGCGAGGTGTTTCTGTCGGGGGCCGCGCCGGAAGAGGCGATCGCTGGGATTATCCGGCAAAGCGAGTTTGTCACTGAACAGTGGATTGAAAACAAACTTGTTGCAGTCGGCGGGATTATTCGGGGAACGCTTCTAAGTGACAACGGCACCGCCTGGGCTTTGATGACCACCGCGGCACAAGAGCATCCATTTCAATTCATTCGGGCCTCGCGTCAGCGCCTTAGCGAAGCCAAAGCGAAGTATAGAAACATCGAATGCTTTGCGAACGAAAAATTCCCTACAACGGCGAAATGGATGCGGCTGTTGTATTTTGAGCGCGTTGGGCGGTTTCGCCATAACGGGCAGTATTATCTCCATATGATGTATAGAGGGCCGTGATGGGATTGGAAATTGGACTCGGTATTCTTGGCGCGGCCGGTGCGGCCATGCAAGGTATTGCCGGCTATCAGATGTCAAACTATCAAGCCCAGGTCGCGGAAAATAACAAACGGCTGATGGAGTATAACGCCCAACAGGCTACGCTTCGCGCTGGGATTGAGGCCGAACAGACCGGCATGCGAAACCGGGAACAGCAGGGGAAAATCCTTGCTATTCAAGGAGCATCCGGTCTTGCCATTGGACAGGGCACCACCGCGAATGTGCTTGAATCTGCGCAAGTTGTTGGGCGGATGGATCAGCTTAATGACATTTATCGCGGCGCGGTGCAAAGCACCGATTTTAGAAACCGAGCAAATGCATTCGGGGCGGAGGCCGGTCTTAGGCGTATGGCGGCCGCAGGGTCGCTTATCAGTGGCGCGCTGGGCTTTGGAAGGTCGCTTCTTGGGACCGGCGCGACATTCAGTTCCAAGTGGGCTGATATGGTATTTAGTGGCTCTGGCATGACGTCTTCGCGCGACGATTTCATCAACGCTTACTCGCTGTATTAAGCCATGGTCGAAGTTCCTTATTCCCCGATTCCTAGATCGCAAGTCCCGGTCAATGTGCAATCGCCTCAGCAAATTGGTGGGGTAACTGCTGACGCGTTCGGTGCTGGCGTTGGACGTGCGGTTGAAAGTTTTGCTGACGCAGCGGTTCGCGCCACGGTGGCCTATCGCGCGGAAATTCAGCGGCGCGAGAATTTCGATCACGAACGCTCGTTTCTTGAATTTAGTCAAAGCGAAGAGCGACGGCTGCAAGTCGCTATGCGCGAAGCACAGGGTTCGCAAGCGATCAACTTTACTCGTGATATAACCGCATCCTACGACAATGCAGTTGCACAGCGTCTTAACGCTATGACGCCGGAACAGCGTCGTCAATGGGCACCGCGATATCAGGCGCTTCGTGGGCAGATTTCCCGTCAAGCGTTTATGGGCGAACTTCAGATTCGAGACGCCACGCAAAGCACTGGACTGGCGCGTGCTTTTGACACGCTCATGCAAGGAATTGATAGCCAGCCCGACGCGCTTCAGCGGTATCAGGCTGAAGGTCTTCGCCTTATCGACGCCACGCAGCTTCCAGAAGACCAAAAAGAGGCGCTACGAAATACTTGGCGGCAGCAATCTTCCCAGGCGGCTATGAACCGCTATGTGACTAATAACCCTAATGGGGCCTCAGCTGCGCTCGGGGGCACTACGCAGTATAGACAAATCAACCGGCAACTTGAAAGCGGAGGTAATGACCGTGCGACGAACCCAAGTTCATCCGCAACAGGACGGTATCAGTTTATCACGAGCACTTGGAATGAGATTGCAAACTCTCCCGCAGGGCGTGCAGCCGGCATCCGCCCAATTGGGCCTGGAGAATCCCGGACAGGAAATGATCCCAGATTCGACCCAGCTCAACAAGAAGCCGCTATAAGGATTTACGAAGAATGGAGTGTTCGTGCACTTAATGCGGCTAATCTTCCTGTAGTTGACAGGAATATGCGAATACTGCATTTCCTGGGACAAACTAACGGGGTTAAGTTTCTTAAAGAGCTTGCCCGCGACCCTACGCAAAGCGCTGCTGCTTTGTTTCCAGAAGCAGCAGCAACGAACCCTCGCACTTTTTATCGTCCGACTGTAGGGGGTGAGGGCGCGTGGAGTGGCCGGCGAACCGAGCCGCGCACACTTGCGGAGGTGTTTAATATTGAAACCCGAGGAATGACTGGTGCCCCGGTTACGCCCGACCCGAATGTGGCTGCGGCAGCCGGCGGTTTGAGTTACCAGCAGCGGGTTGCCCTTCGTGAGCAGGCCGAGCGTATGGCCGCGCAACAAACTGTTCAAATCCAACAGCGCCAAACCGAGGAATATAACGCTCGGCTAAACCAGCTTCAACTCGATATTATCGACGGCCGCGCGGGGATGGCTGAAGTCCGCGCCGCCCGTGACACTGGATGGTTGACTGATGCAAGCACCGTGCAGCAGCTAATGACTTCAATTACGCGCCGGGACCAGCAAACGCAATATGCACAGCTTTATGCCCAGCGTGTTGGACAGGGTGGTGTGCTTAACGGGGCGGACCCGGAAGATAAAAAAATTGCGTCGGCAGGATTTGAGGCCGCGTTGCAGCAAACTGGGGGGAATCGTCTCGCGGCCGGGCTTCGCGTATTTCAGCAGTCTGGATTGCTTCCGGACGAAGGTGCGGCTGCTTTGCGCGGCGCGGCTAACTCGACGAATGTGCAAGAGATTGCTATAGCTGGAGCGATTGCCGGGGCCATTGTAGGCGATGCCAGGCGCCAGAACCCATTACTCGGGGTCAACGGCGCAAACGAGATTTATGAGTTCGGCACAACTTGGCGTTATCTCACCGACATTGGGATGAGCGCGCAGCAGGCCGCGGCCGAAATCGCCCGCCGCAACTCGCCGGAGTTTGCGGCGCAACAAAAAGCACGAGATGCGGAGGCGCAGCGCCTCCGCGATGAAATTAAAAAGACTGATTACTCGTCGCGAATTTTGACCGCTATTGCTGGCTTGTGGGCCGGCCGCGCGCCTGTTGCGTTTGGCGGTGTGCAAATGCCAATGAATCAGGATGCTCGCGCGGCAATTCTGAATGACTTTGCGGAAGAAATGGTTCAGCGGTATCGCCAAACCGGTGATCGGAATGAAGCAGAGTCCTATGCACTAAACCGAATGAAGGAACTCTACGGAGTCAGCAATGGTCGGGTTATGCGGTATCCGCCTGAAATGCGATACCCGCCCTCGAATGACCCGAACGATCAGTTTGGATATATCTATCGGCAGGCGGCCGAAGCTGTAAAAGAAATGACCGGACGGGAGGTAAAACCTGAGGACATTACACTCATTCCGTTAGATCGGTCGGGGGTTACTGCCAGTATGTGGCGGGCACGACGGGAACCTCCTGCATACGGTATTGCGTTTTCCTTCCTCGATCAAAACGGCATTCGTCAGTATGACCGCTTGAATATCGGCGGGGAGGATGGCTCGGTGATTGCGCGCCCGTGGCAAGCAGATGTCGCAAAAGAAAACGAGCGGCTTCGTCGGGAAGTTATTGCGCCGGAAATTGCGCGCGCTCGTGAAGGGCAGGGCTTGATGCCAATGCTTTTGCCGACAGACTCTGTTGTGGTCGAGCAGGCACAGAGGACTGGGCGACCAGCAGAGCAAATTGCTGCCGAAATCAATGAGCGACGGCGCGCGGTTAATCGCGCAGTTGAAAACGCGGGGCCAATTCGCGCCGCGCGAGAAATATCCGGCGCTGTCGGGCGCGCGCTTGGTGCCCTTCGTTCCGATCCCAGGCCAACGGGAGACTCGCCAACTGACCCGGCCATCGCAAATTTCCCTTTTGAGGGCAACCCAAATATGATTAAAGGTGAGTGATGGGCTTCCGCGACGACCTCGCTTCGCTTCCGATGGGCACCCCACTGGGGGATGAAGCCCGGCCAGTGCAAGGACCGCCGGCCCCAGGCCCGACATTCGGGCAGCAGCTTACCGCGCAGTTTCGCCAATCAAATTTGATTGCATCTGCGATTGCGGATCGGGTGCGGGGAACACCAACTGAAGTCGATCCTAATTTCGACCTGCTTCAACATCTTCGTGACGCAGGCCGTGAGCGAGATTGGGAAACGTATGTCAAAGCTGGCGCTTTCAACGCACGTCGGGCGATGGCTGTCGATTTGCAAATCGCGCAAGAAGAAGATGACCGTCGCACTATTGCGACTATGCCTTGGTGGCTTGGGCTTACCACTGGTATTGCTGCTAATTTGACGGACCCTACAGTGTTGCTCCCGGTTGGCGGCGCAGTCAGAGCGACCACTGGTGGTGGCTATGCTATCGCACGGAGTGCCGCAATCACTGGAGCGGCTACGGGCGCGGCTATCGCAGTGCAAGAGGGGGCATTGCAGGATACGCAACTTACCCGTGGCTGGGATGAGTCGCTGATGAACATCGGCAGTGGAGTTGTCCTTGGCGCGCTTCTCGGTGGTGGCGTAGCTGCATGGCTTAACCGTGCGGATCGGCAGATTACAGAGGCGGCCGCCCGCGCGGCTTATGGTGGAAAGGTAGCTCCGCCTAATGTGACTCCAGTAGTCAAGTTTACTGGAGTAAGCGGAACTTGGGAAGTTCGTCACGGTAACTCTTTTTACACGGATTTGTCGCAGGGGTTTCAATTAAATTTTCAAGGCGCACGTTACGGTTCTGTTTTTGGAGATGAAAGCACTCTTTATCTAGATGGATCTGGAATGTGGATGGCGGGTCGAGTAGAGCGATTTAGTATTCCTGACTGGTATGCTGTGGAGTTTTCCCCGCGGAATGCGTTGGTTATTACTCCAAACAACGTATACGACATTTTTGACGCAGTGTTCCCTTCAAGGTTCGATACAGGCGAGGAGGCTTATCTTACCTTGAAGGACTGGGCAAAAAATAATGGACATGATGCGATAATTATTCAGGGGTTTGAAGCTATTTCGCGTTATGAGCCGAAAGTATTTGCTGATTACGGCGTAAAGTGGAAGGATGCCGCAACTAAAAAAATGAGTCCCGAGGAGCTTTTGCCGCAAGATAAAGCGTTGTTGGATCAATTTTGGACTGCAGGATACAAGCGCTCTCTCGAAACGTCTAAGCACTATAATATCACTCCTCCAACTTTTGAAGAGTATGTTGAAGCAAACAAAAAATTGACCATCTACGATGTTGTGCAAATGCGCGCAGGCCCGGCATACTTTAATTTGCCTCACTTTTTTATGCATGAAGTTCAAGATCAAATTGTCCTTTTTGACTTGACAAGAGCACGATTGCTACATCAAGTTGAGCGGGATTTTAATTGGAGTGGAGTTCAATTTCCTGAGTCGCAGAAAATTGAAGTGGTGGAAATTCCCTCTGCGATGGCGAATCCGCAGCCTGTAGGCGCGGCCGCAACCGAAGGACTTCCACTCGAAGCCTTGCGAATTAAAGGCACAATCGCTGAAAGCCTTGCCGGGAAATTCGGCTGGCTGTCTCCTAACATCCGCCTCGCACAGAGCCTGTCGCCCTACGTTCGGCAACTCGCGCAGGCAATCGGCGAAAATCCGCTCCTTATGCGGGGGCACGCGAAGGGCTTAACTGCGGCTCCAGGCGGTGCGGCCTCACGTGTGGCGTCGCAACTCGAAGCGCGGTTTCCAAACACGATTGTTAAACACGATCAAATTTACAGCGACATGGTTCGCTCCGGGCAAAAAATGTCGTATGAGGATTTTAACCAACGTGTTGGTTATGCGCTCCTTAACAACACCACAGCGATTGACGATAACGCATTTATCACGCGGGCGGCGCAGACATGGCGCAGTGAGTTCTTCGATCCGTTCCTGAAAGATATGCTGGACTCGGGAGCATTGTCGCCCGGCAATGTGCAAATGAATCCTGGGTCGTATCTCCCGCGGCAACCAATCGCAGAGGCGTTCAAGCAATATCCTGATGAGTGGCGGCGTCGAGTTGTTCCGGCGCTTGAAGCTGCACTAATGGAAAACTATCAAACTTCTCTCAACACCGCAAGAGCACGTCTTGCCCATTTGGAACAGCGGCGCGCCGATCTTCGTATGTCAGCAGAGGATGCCGCGCGACTGATTGAAGGTCTTCAAGCTCAACGGGCTGAGCTTGAAACTCGTGCGCCGGAACTGGCGTTGCTTCGTGAGGTGCTAAAAGACTACAATGCAGCCATTCGTCGAGCGGCGCGGGAAGGAAATAGAGAGAAAGTCAAAGCCCTTCGTGCCGAGCGCGATCAACTCCGTGAAGTGCCTGGACTTCGAGCATTCGATGAAGAAATCCGCGCTATTTCTGCGCGCGAGCGGCGGTTGACACAAAGCGAAGGTATGCAGGCGCAAAAAGCGCAAGACCTGGCGGATCAACTCGCGGACCTCGAAGAGCGGTCGGTGGCGGCGCTTACACGCCTGCTTGAGCGTGGCCGCGCTACGGAGCGGAAACTCCAGTCCCTTGACCCGGAGAAAGCGCAGATTGAAATTGACCGGCTTACTCTCGCATACGAAAACGTGATTGAGCGTGAAGTTAAGTCGGCTGCTCGACTCCACGAGCAGATGGCCAAGCTGCAAGAAGCCGGCGAAAAGCGCATGGCGCAAGCGCAGATTGCAGCGGATAAAGAACGCGCGGCTTTTACTGAAAGCATTGACACGCGGAAATCATTGAAAGAGGCCCGCGAAGAAGCAGAGATGGATAAGGCGCTGGCGGAGCGCCTCGCAAAGGAAGAGCGCCGCACCCAAGCCCGTATTGAAGAGATGCGGCGCATTCAAGCTCGAATTGAAGCAATTGAGTCTGTGGATCGGATGCAGCAGGCAGAAGCTCTGCGAGAAGCGAATGAGATGCTTGTGCGCGCAGTGGCCGGCCGGCAACTGTCTATGGGCGAGAAAGCTGCCCGGTTGCGTGCCAGGATTGCTCGCCGCGACCCGAAGTGGATTGAAGAACAAGATAAGGCGCTAGCTGCTCGACAAGAAGAAATTGAGCGGCGATTCATGGAGCGCTGGGAAGTGAAAGTTCTTGGCGAGAACGTAGATATTCGCGGGGCGGGCGCCCCGAAGTTTACTCAGTTCGCTACCGACGTAGCGGATGAACTCGCGGCCAAATACTCTGGAAGAATGTATGGCGCTGACGGAAGTCCGAAGTCGAATTTTTTTGAGGTGATCGACAAAGGCCCATTCAAAGGCAGGACTAATCCTATCCCTGATCTTATTATGGACCCGCCTAACGCCCCGATTAAGTTCTTCAACAAAGACATTACCGAGGTTGCACATCTTCATGCTAGACGTGTTGCTGGCGACATAGCGCTCGCACGACTTAATCTCGGCGGCCCGGCGCTTCGTGAGGTGTTTGGAGAAACAGGTGTTTATAAAGGAAAATTGGCTGAAAGCTATGACGCGCTTCGAGCTGCAGTTGAACAAGCCCCTGACGCGCAAGCTGCGTATGCGGCGCTGGCAAAAGAGCCAACGATCCTGGAGCGACTGAAAGTCACATTTAAGTCCGATGACGATCTCACAAAACGTAAGCTCTTGAAACTCATCGCAGATGATGAGGCAAACGCAATTTCAGACCTAAAACTTCTTCGTGATACTGTCCGAGCCACCGCGTTTGTGAATGAGAACTCAGGGTCGTTTGGACGTATCTCGCGTGTTGTGACCGGGTTTAACTATATCCGGCAGATGGGCGGTCAGGTGATTTCTCAGCTTACCGATCTCTACCGCCCGGCTATGGTGCGTGGGTTGCTGCCGTTTCTGCGGGACGGACTGATGCCGCTGATAACCAACCTTGCGGGAGTGAAGGCGAGTGTCAGTGAAGCCAAGCTAATGAACCTTGTTACCAATCGCGCCGCGGATCACATCCTTCTTACTATGGCTGACATCGGCGATCCGCTCTCGAAACTATCGCCAATCGAGAAGATCGTTGACAAAGTTACGCGAGTTGCAAGCCGCTGGAATGGCGCGCGAATCTGGCAAGATTTTGTCGAGACTATCGGCTCGACAATGACCCAGACGCATATTATGCGAGTTTTGCGCGACCCGGATACGATGAAAGCGAATACAGAATACTTGACTTCACTTGGTCTAAATCCCGCTATAGCCGAACGTGTCGCGGCGCATCTTCGTAAGCATGGCGAGTGGCAGGGTGGTGTAGGAATTGCTAACACGCAAAAATGGACTGAAGGATTAACTGGGGATGCGCTCCGCGGGGTCGAAAACGACGTTATCGCTTACCGCTCAGCGGTCGCAAAAGAAGTCGATGGAATGTTTTCGACTAGGCGGGCTCAGCCGGGCGCGATTCCGTTTTTTGCGCAGACTCCGATGGGGAAGATGCTTCTTCAGTTTAATTCATTCAACATCTCGTCGCTGACGAATGTCACCATTCGTGGGTTGCAAGGCGACCCACTTAAACTTGTGCACGCGCTTGTGGCGATGACTACGATTGGAATGGTAGTGCGATATATCCAAGCTTTGCATGGTGGACAGGAACGATTTGATAGGTTTCGGCGGAACATTGAGCAGAACACAGGGTTTTGGATTGCGGAAGCATTGGATGCTAATGGTATATTCGCTGTCCCGTTTTGGGGCGCGAACATGTTAGAGTCGGCAGCGGCAGCGGGAGGAATGGGAAGAATCAATCCGATCAAAACTCCGATCATGGCGATGTTTGGCCCAGTCCCGACCGAGTTGCAATCGACGGCGGCCGGGCGAGATGTTGTAACCGCACTTGGCGGCCCAACGGCTGGGCTAATTTCCAATATCCCGAGGGCTTTTGGCGCAAGTGTCCAACTCGGCCTCGGCGATAGTCCGTCGAAACAACAATCGGCGGCGTTGCAGCAGGTGTTGCCTGGTGGCACCTATATTGGTATGCGTCAGCTTTTGCAGGCGCTCAATGATGATCTTCCTAGGAGATAGAAATGAAACTCAATGCACGGTCGGAGACGAACCTTAAGCGGGTTCACCCGGATTTGGTCAAAGTTGTTCGGTGTGCGGCCGAACAAATCACCGAGCCCGATTTCGGATTTATCGTCACTTCGGGGCCACGCACTATTGAACAGCAAAGAGAGTTGTTCAAAAAGGGCGCTACCCGCACAATGCGCTCACGTCATCTTATCGGTAAGGACGGATTCTGCTATGCAGTCGATCTTGCTGCTTGGATTGGCACCGAACGAAATGTGAAGTGGGACTGGCCTCTTTACGCTCGACTTGCTAAGATCATGAAACAGGCGGCAAAGGATGTAAAAGTCCCGATTGAGTGGGGCGGGGATTGGAAATCGTTCAAGGATGGACCGCATTTCCAGCTTCCAGTTGCACGTTACCCGGGTTGACATATACTCCGAGTTGTGCTAAGATATCGACAATGCCCAAAGGGCATAAACCATACAGGTGCCTCGATGAACACCAATCTTATCCACAACATTCTGAATGTCATTGGCCTCATCATTGGGGCACTTCTTACGTATGACTGGACAATGCTTGGCATGTCGGATAAAATGGCTGCGACATTTGCCGCCGCAGTGCTTCTCGTTGACAAGATTATTAAGCTTGGAATCAATTTGACCCGCGACGGGGTCTCCGGGTTGGTGAAAGACCAGCCGCCGGTTCGATGAGTTGGATCATCAATTTTCTTGCGACGTGGGCTGCCAAGATTTTCGAGTCTTGGTATGCCCATAAGCAGTCTGAAGCCAAAGGAGCATCCGATGCGGAACTCCGGGGTGTCCGGGCGGCTGAAAAGCAAGAGGCGATGGCGAAGGAAATTGATTCGAGGCCACCGCCGAAGGATGAAACGGATGCTGCATTTCATCCTAAATATTGGAGGGATTGATGATTTGCGTTGGGTTCCTGGTCCTGTTTCATTGCACGCAACAGGCGGCACCGCCCCCCGCCGCGCGATTTTGCCAGACCTACACCCCGGTCTATCTTTCCCGGCAGGATACGCGCGGGACGAAAGAGGCTGTTGACCGGAACAATCGAAAGTTTGAGGCGCTTTGTCGGGGGCAATGATGAGCACGCCGCGTCTTGATTGGAGAGTAAACATCGCCTCGTTTGGTTGGACTGTGTTTGCAAGTATTATCGGCTGCGTGTTTGCGTTCGCGTTGCTGCAAGGGGATGTGCGGGCGTTGATTAGCCGGGTAGATGACCATCGCACGAGAATTGATCGGCTTGAGACCGGACGAAATATTGATCGCGACACGATTGCGGAGATGAAAGGAGATATTCGAGTGATCCGGCAAATTCTCGAAGGAAACCGACGTTAGGTTTTTCGTCCCGGCGAGTATACATTAAGTCCGGTCTCGCTCATCCGCACGCTAAGCATTTCAGACTTAAGAGCGATTTCAAGCATCTTCATCACATTATGTGAAGGGACACGTTCGGACAAGAAATTAACTAGCCGGTGTTCTGCCACCGGCTTTTTTTCTTTTGCGGTTATGGTGTAAACGAAGTGCCAGAGTTCGTCGAGAATCTGCCCATCGCCACCGCCGCGCATTGCCCGGAATAGGTCAAGCATCGCTGTTTCGGTTTCGGTGAGAAGGTCGTTCGCCTGAATGAAATCCTGAAGCTCGACCACGTGGTTATTAGGTCTATCTACCGCAAAGACTATACAAAGCTTGAGCAAATGGACTAGGCGCCTGGAAACATAGCTGGTAAGTTTAGGGTGGTCTGGCGCGGAGGTGTCGTAAAGATACCAGTTTGTGATTGCAGTTTGTGCCTCGGAAGATACGTGGAGTTTCCCTGCCCGCTGTCCAAGCACGCGGAGGTCGTGGGAAAGAACATCGTATCCAGCGTCGTCGAGTGTCCGACCTCCGAACGGGTTGACCTTCTGTGCCTGCCCGGCATAGACAAGAATGGTGCGGGAAAGAAAGCCTTGATCCCAGGCACCTTCGGGAAGTAGAGATGAAATGTAACTCGGGGTAGAGCCGGCAAGAATGTTGAGTAGCGGTCTCTCAATCTTGATTTTTAGTTCCTTCGTCCGACGCCGTTCTTCGTAAACCGAGCCGTCCCAAAATGTGATGAGAACGTTCATAAAATCGTTCTCATATGCTGGCAGGAACACGCCGAATTCGCTGATGTTGGCGAGGAGGCAGTTGAACTCCATATACTCCTTTCCTACAATTACCCTACGCGTAGAGTCACTCATTGCGTCAATCATGGCGGCTTTGCTAAGTGACGTTGGGGCACAATGGTGATCCTCAAGGGATCGCCAAAGCCGTTCGCTTTCGTTGAGTGGAAGAGATTTGCCGACGCCTGCAGGCCCAACAAGGATGGTATACATATTGGGCCATATTTTACCGCGATCGGTTTCAATCCAGACCTTGCGTTCAAGTGCGCCCGCAATTGTGGCCACAGCAGTCCATTTCTGGAAAAGACGCGGGACACCGAGGCCCTCAGTGAAATCAACGAAGGAGTCGATCCAAGAAGCTAATCGCCGCGGGCCGAGGGGCATTGCGGTTGTCGGCACCCCGCCACTTGACGAGCCCATATTCGTTCCCCTTGACATTACCAGCATCATCGTATTCAACGTCAGCCCAGTTCCAACCAACTTTAGCTTCGGCGGGAACTGAAAACTTCCGACCGCCCGGAAGATCTAACTCGACACGCATTCGCTTGAGGATCTCGGGGATGATAATGGCTTCGTCTTTTGCTGGGTATTGGAAGAGGATTGAGTCATGGACTTGAAGTAGTGGGGTGGCAATGTCGTCACGCCAGATGCGGATTAGAGCATGGTCGATTTCATCCGCTGTCATTGACTGCGGAATATAGGCAACAGCTTCGCGAATAACAGTTGGGTCATCGCGGCGGCCAAAAAAATATCTTCGCCGCCCGAACAAAGTTGTAAGTTGGCCAGTGCGGCGAATTTCTTCGCGGACCCACTGGTGATAGCGTTGATGGGCCGGGAACGCGGTGAAATAGCGGAGCTGGAATTGCTTCACCATTTCGACTTGAATCTTGCTGTGCATGGCCATGGTCGCGGACTGTCCCTCGTAATTTGTGTTTCCTGTAACAAAAATCTTTCCGTTTCGGCGAACATAAAACCAGCCTGTTTCCACTGTAGGACAAAGAACTCTAACGTTTTTTACAGCGTGGCGTGTGTGTTTAACTGAGGATCCTCTAGCCCATTTACGGTTGTTTTGTTGAAGTCGATAACAAGTGCCACCAAATCCTGTTTTATATTTTTTCGAGATTGCGCCGCCGATACCTAAGATGCGTCCAAATGTTTGCAGCCACTCCAGCTGTGCTCTGTTTTTTGAGAATAACGTCACACTCGATTTTCCGCGGGTTCCATCCCAAAATTTATACTCGTCAAGAAAATCTTCTAGACACTCACGCGTCCAGTTAAACATATAACTTCCGCAAAATTTATTGTGAGTGAAATTTACAGTGTATTTATCGTTTGCGTTTTTTGTGAGTTTAATTTTATAAAGATTGCACAAGTCAATAAGACGTTGAACTTTGCGCTCTTTTTTAATATGAAATGTTGTAGAGCTGTTGGAGCTTATATAACCGTCAGACATGATTGCTGCTATAAGCCGAGCAGGGACTACAACATTACCGCCGACATATCCATCGCCGAGCGGCATTAACGGCTGTGGTCCGGCCGAAGCAGGATACTCTTTAACAACTCCAGTATATGCGTCACGCCGCGCTGGCACACGATGATCGTGAGTCATCAACGCGTCGATAGAATTTCCCAAGAAATGTTGAAGTTCCCCTGTGTAGTATTTGTCTTCCCAATGAGAAACATTGCCAAATTTTGATTCACCTTCTTTCCACATCAACAACTCATTTGGTTTGTCTGTAATCGGAACCCAGCCTTTTCGTGTAAGAACTTCGTGGTCTACGGTAAGACACCCATGCCCGAGGCGTTTTGCAAGATCGCGGTAGGACATATCTCGATACGCGATTTGATCCGCTATCTTCCTGTCGGCTTTGGGGTCGCCAGTCCAAGCAAGTTCGGTCCAGGCCATTCGACAAACTGCAGTGTGCAAGTCCCCGGACTCGCAGGCATCGAGATAGCGGGCGTCGCCAAAAAGGGTTAGCTCCATCGCACCAAGGTTGCGGGAGTCGGCTTGCTCAAGATCGACGTTGCAGAATTTCATTCCAGGGTCGGGGATGAAAACCCTGCGGAGGCGCCGGTCGATGTTTTGAAGATTAGTGCCAGTGCCAAAGTCGGAGAGCGCCGATGCAAGTCGGCCAGTTGTGGTGCCTGCAATATTGAACGATGTCCGGAGCCGTCCGTCCCCGTCACGCTCGGTGCGGAGGAAAGATATCTTTTTCTGCAAATCGCGGATCGCGAGAATGTGGGCAATAATAGGCTGGGCATGGAAATGGACGCTGAGTTTCTCCAATGCATTGCGGTCTACGGACGGCCCGTAACCACCCTGCGTGTTCCGTTTTTTCACGACTGGCAACCGCATTACATCGTAAAAAAGATGTTTAAGTTGCGCGGGCGATGCAGGGTTGATGGTGAGGCCAAAGCCTTCGTTAACAAGACGGTTAAATTGAGAAATAAGTCGTGCGATGTCGGTCTCGTAGGCCGCCAGGGATTTTTGAACCTCGTCCGGGTCGATGAGAACCCCGCGCATGTTCATCTCCAAAATCGGACCTTGTAAGGCTTTGGAGAACTCATACGTTGCGCGGGAGGTGTTGTCGAGTTGCGGTTCGATGGCCTCAAAGACCTCGAGCGTGACGCAACAATCGAGGCCATTGTAAACCCAAAGCTTTTCGACTGAAGACGAAAGCGAGTTTTCTGTAAGCTCTTCTGTGCGAATGACTTTCATGGCCGGCTCCTGAGAACCACTTCTTCGCCTTCCCGACTCGCATAATAAATACGAAGTGCGTGCTCTTTTGCATACTCAAGTTCCTGCCCGACGCCAATGCTCTCTTTCCACCCCGCGAGAGTCAATACGATTACTCCATCGGATTTGAAGAGAAATCCTTTGTTGTGTTGCCACCACGAGTCCGCATCGGTCGGCGCCCCGAATTTTTCAACTGCTGGATGCCACGCTGCGATTGGGGAGTAAACTGTCACTCCGAATTGCATCAGTTTCCAGGCGGCGAGTTGGGCCTCGTGGAAGCGGACGGCACGAAGCGCGGGGTCTGGATGAGAGTATGGAGACGCGAGATAGTAATAACCGCCCTTAAACATTTCATCCCTCTTTCTTAATAGTTTGTGTGCGCATGAGTTTCCATGAGGCCTCGTTGGTGTAAATTGACCCAAGGAACGCTAGGCCTTTTGGCGACTCGGGTTGAAGTGCATGATGGAGAAGCATGGTGTCGTCACTTGGGTTGGCGACTGTGATACCATAACGGCGCCAGAGAAAGTGTAGGTCGTAAAGCCCGTTTTGAAAAACTTTGCGAGCTGGAAGCTGACAGAAGTTCCGAACACGCGCCAGAGCTTGTTTCTCTTGAAACGGGGTAGGCCAGTATGAGCCACCTTGTTTTCGAAGATCCTCGAACGGAATTACGAGCGCTTCCGTTGTGGTCGGAGCGAAGCCGATGCATGTGATTGCGTCGCCGCGCGTTTCGATGTCGATTGCGAGGAATTTGGCGTCGCGCCAACGAATGAGGAATTGGTCGAGGTCGGAAATGGACGGCTCGATATAGATACGCCGCTGGGGGCGGATGATTTCTGGAAACTCTCGCTCGCGGGCGGCTTTGGCGAAGTCCGCATAGGCAATTGGGAGCAGAGAGTAATCTCGAAAGATTGCTGCTGGATGAAAGGTAGGCAGGATTTTGTATCCGCTGAGCGCGGCGTGGATAGCTCCTGTGGATCGTAAAACTGCCCCACGATTTTTACTGATCGCACTGACGCCGGTGAAAGCCCACAAAGCTGTGCCGCCCAAAGCCAAAACAAGATTGGGTCTCGCAGCATTGAGTTCATTTGCGAGGCGCTCAAGTTCTCCGTAAAACTCACGTCGGAGGTATTTTCCTGTAGATATAGCTGGTAGGTCAGAGTCACATTTAGGGCCACAGAGGTTAGCGATGTCACTTGTCGGCTCCGGTTTGAGATTGAAAACGTTGGTGATGAGGCACTCATGCCTGGCAATGCCGGCTGATTTAAGAAGCTGGTCAAGAAGATAGCCAGAAGCGCCAACAAACGGCATACGAACCTTAGCCTCTTCTGCGCCCCACGCTTCGCCTACGATGGCAAGTTTCATTTCAACCTCGCGTTGGCTTGGGCGGCGAAGTCTGGATTGATTTCTAATCCAAGTAAATTAACTGCTCCCAAACGCCGTGCCACACGAAGAGCTGTCCCACTGCCCGCAGTCGGATCGAGCAATGTCGTAGTATCGTCTACAAGCATCTCCATAAAATGCGTAAGAACAGGCTCTGGTTTTTCTGAGACGTGGAACTCTTTTGTTGTAGGATGCCCCACAAAGTCGCTCTTCGCGCGCACAAGCTTACGGTCCCCACGGTGGGCGAGTAACGCCGTTTCGTAGATATGCCTGGGCCGGCGGGCTGGGTCAGAAAGAATACCTACGTTATCAGTTTTTGCCCAAATGAGTGGATGTGGGATCACAGTCCAGCCGGCAGCATTAAGTCGTTCTATGGTTTCAGTATAGTAATTCATGCTGAACCAAAAGATCATGTGCGCGGAATCGGCAACAAAATTGGACTGGTGAGTGATAAGAGTATCGACTAGATTCCAATAGACGTCGTGCGTGTCAAGGTAGCCTCCAAGGACTTCTATATGCGAGCCCTGAGCGGATTTATGCATATTGACTCCATAAGGGAAGTCACAGTGAATAAGGTTGAATTTTGGGCCAGAATAATTCGGTGCCCACTTGGTGAAGTCCTCGACAAGGATAAGATCGGGAGTGGTTGTGGTGTCACGAATTGCAGAGATTGCACTTGCAGCAGCGCGCTCGGCTTTTTGCGTCACAATATTTTGAGCGATCGAGAAAGTGTTGGCAGTGGCAACTTTCTTGTCCCCGAGTTCCTTCGCTACTTGAAGAAACTTATAAGTCTGCCGCGCGGACAATCCTATGAGGGCTGCGGTTTTATCGGCCGACCACTCTGGATTTTTGGATTTGATTTTGTGGAGTTCTTCGACGGCGCGGACTTGGTCCTGCCAAGGAATGTCAACGCGCTTTATATTCTCTTCGAGTTCAATTGTTCGAAGTTCCTCGACGGAAAGATCGGAGGTGAATTGAACGGGAATGTCAGTCCATCCGAGGGACTTACATGCAGTTAGGCGTCGTTCGCCTGCTACGAGTGTCATATCCGGGGCGACGACGATTGGGTGGATCAGTCCATTGCGGGCAATTGAGTCGGCGAGGTCGGAAGTGTTTGGAAGCTCTCGCCGCTGGCGAGCCTCCCTGTTTACGATGATTTCGGAGATAGGAACAGTTCGAAAAGTGCCAGAGGTCATTGTCGCCTCAAAGAGAAGTGAGGAGCATTTGCGCTCCTCACAATTGAATCAAATTGCGTGAACGCTTTCGACGTTCGCGTAGATCTGGGTGCCGTCGGCCGAGACGGTGTGCTTAACTTTGGCCTTAATCTGTCGGCCGGTCGCCTCCGAAAGAATCTGACCAATCGTCATACTCTTTGCATCGAGGCCGAGCTTCTCGCCGAACTCGACAATCCGCCAGCGGCTCTCGTCCTCCAGCCAAAGAGTGTAGCGGAGGGTGCGGATGCCGATGCCCTTCTGCGAACTCAGCTCCTCCATATCCACGTCCGCGTCGGGCGCGAGAGGCTTGAGCTTGAACTCAACAAAGCCTTTCGAGTCTTTGGTTTCGCCAGGCTTGAACGGGCCGTCAATGATGCAGATATAGTGGCCGACCGGGAGGGGCTTGGGCTTCTCAATTTCGGCGGCGGGCTGAGACAGAACTTCTTGAAAGTTGAAAGCCATGATGGTTACTCTCTTGCGGTTTTGAAGAAATCGGCGAGAGCGGTCTCAAGCGGAAGCGACGGAGCTAGCTTGAAGGCCGCCGGCGATTTGAGATCAATCAGCGCGGTTGAAACCGTTCGGATTAATCTCTTCGAC